CGATCCGCGCCACCGTAGAAACTATTACGGCGAGTCCGTTGTTGAGCGCGGTCAGCGCGTTTACAACTTCGATGAAGAGAAAAACGGGATCGACGGTCCAAGGGAGTTTAGGACGGGCGATCACTACGTTCTAGGGCTCGACTTTGGGTGGGACGATGCAACGGCGTTTAGTTTGAACGTTTGGCGAGACGATGAACCAGAGTTTATCGAGGTTGAAAGCTACAAAGAAGAGGGGATGATGTTGGACAAGGCGGCGGCGTATGTTCGCGGCTACATGGCTCTAGTTGAAAAATACGGCGACATAGAGATCGTGGGCGATCCGGCGCATAAACAATTGTTTGAAGAGTTCCGGCGCCGCTACGATTTGCCGGTTATGCCAGCGGAGAAGCCGAACAAGTACGACTGGATCGAGCTTTGGAATTCTGACGCCTTTCGGAGCTTGATTAAGATTGCAAATTACCAGGATTCGCCGCACAAGGAAGAAATGGACGGGTTGACGTGGAAGGTTTTTCCAACCGGCAAAAAAATAGAGCAACCAGGATCGCCTAATGACTGTTGCGACGCGCATCTGGTAGCATATCGTCACGCGTATCATTATCGATATGAAGAACCCGAGCAAGAGATCCCGCCAGAGGTTAGGGAAGAACAAGAGATGTTCGAACTTGCCCAAAAAGGAGGACAAAGCAATGAATGGTGGGAATAGTTACTGGTGGAAAGACAAAAAGAATCCACATCTCGGGATTACCGACGTTTTAAACCGGCTTGACGGCGACATAAGCGATCGCAACGAGACGTGGAGGCGATTTTTGTCGCTTTATCTGAACAAAACCGTTGAAGGGTTCGCGCCGACTGACAAGGCGGCCGATATTAAGGTCCGCGACGTATTGCAGGGCGGCGGGCGCCTCGTAATGAATCCTATTGAAAACTGCATCGAAACACTATCAAGCCGTATCGCGTCCCAGCGGCCCGTTGCGTCGTTCTTAGTGCAAACGGATACTAGCGACGGCTACAAGATGAAGGAACGCGCGCTAGGGCTTCAGAAGTTTGTTTCTGGCGAGTGGTACAGGACGAAAGCATATCGCAAGGCGATCAGATGCTTTAAGCACGGCGGCGTGATCGGGTTCGGCATTCTAAAGGCGGTGGTTGACGGCAAGGGTCGCTTTGGTTGTGAAGCTGTCCCGCCTTGGGAATTGGTGGTTGACGATCAAGCGGCATATGTGACCGATCCGCGCCAGCTGTATCAGATCTGTTATGTTCCCGCTGAGGTATTGGCTGCGCGATACCCAAACAAGCGCAAGGAAATCTACGATTCGGTTACTCAAGAGCGCGTAAGTGACAATGCCGCGTCAATCACTGTCACTGACCTCGTGAGAGTTACCGAGGCGTGGCACTTGCCGAGCATCGAAGGCGGTGATGATGGGCGTCACGTCGTCTGCATCGACAATGACACGTTAACACCGCCGGGGGAGCGCGATTGGAAGCACGATCGCTTTCCATTCGCAATCTTTCGTTGGTCTGAACCCGTGATCGGGTGGTATCCGCAAGGGCTCGTAGAGACTCAAGAGCCAACGCAGAAAGAGTTCAATAAGCTTCTAGGGCGTATTCAGCAAATTATGCACCTATACGCGACGGCGAACACCTACTTCGAAGAGGGCTCGATTAACAAGAAGCATGTAAAAAACACCAGCGGGAATATGATCCCGTATAAAAAGGGATCGCCTAAGCCGTCCACCGAAATGCCAACATCAATTAGCTCCGAGGTCTTTTCCTGGCTCTGGCAGATCGAACAGCACGTTTATCAGGAAAAAGGCATTTCCCAGCTTTCCGCGCAATCGATGAAACCGGCGGGAATCGAATCCGGTCGCGCGTTGCGAGTATTGCAGGACAACGAAAGCGGGCGTCACGCGTTGTTAAATCAGGCGTGGGATGATTTCTGGTGCGACTTTGCCGAGTTAACCGTGATGACGCTGAAAGACATCGCGGCGAGCAATGGCGGCTACGCTACGAACTACCGCCACAAGGGGCGCATTGAGCGTATTGACTGGAAGAAAGTTGACTTGGAGCGCGACGCTTTCGAGCTTCAGATTTTCCCTTCGTCGATGTTGCCGAACACACCAGCGGGGCGCATGGCGGCGGTCGAAGAGATGATGGCGGCGCAGTTCATCACGCGCGATCAGGCGATTTCGCTGTTACAAATGCCGGACCTAGAGCAGTTCACCTCGCTTGAGATTGCAGCGCGCGATGAGATGGACTGGATTATCAGCGAGCTATTGCGTGGGAAGTGGTACGCGCCAGAAGAACACCAGAATCTTGAATACGGAATCCCGCTTGCAATGGCGAACCTTTCGCGAAGCAAGCGCGAGGGCGTACCAGACGAGAACAGGCAGCTTTTAATGGATTGGATAGCGCAAGCCGAAGAAATGGCGGCGCCACCGATGCCACCAATGGGCGCACCGATGCCACCGATGGGAGGCGGCGAACCGCCGCCGGTCCCGCCAATGGCGCCACCAATAAATCAACCGCCAATGTAAGGAGATCGAGTTATGAGGCGATTTTGGCAACTGTCAGCACCGTTATTTGACGTAGACGACACGCCGGGGACCGAAGGCGTGCAATCAAACAATGAGCCCGCGCAAAGCCCAGAAGACGCGGTAAGGGCGGCGCTCGAAACCGGAACACCGCCACCGGCAGAAACACCGCCGGATGACTCAAAGCCCCCGGAAACGCCACCGGCAGAAACACCGCCGGATGATAAGCTAACACGGGTTCAAGACGATCTGGCACGGCGCGATCGTGAGCTGTACGCGCGCGAGGCGGCATTGAAAGCCCAAGAGGTTGAGCTGAATCGCTGGCGAGAATTGCAGGGCAAGGCCAATGATGATCCGCTAACGGTTGTTCGTCAGCTCGGGATCGACCCCATGAGCCTGGCTGAAAAAATGTTAGGCGGCGACGGGGAACCGAAGCAACCGACGGCGCAAGATGCGTTAAGTCGAATCGAGGCGCTTGAAAAGCAACTCCAAGAGGAAAGACAAGAGCGCGCGCAGGGCAACGAAATCGCGTCGATCCAACGCGCGGTAACAACGGCAACGGACAGGTTCCCCGTTCTTTCGACGCTTTCAGAAGAAGGCGACACGATCGCGCGTGATGCTTTCCAGCGCGCTACCAAGTACCACGCGGACACGGGGCGTATCCCCGACTACGGCAACATGTTAGAAACAATGGAAAAAGAATACACAGAGCGAATTTTCTCTAGCATTGACCGGCTCAGCAAGCTACCATCAGTAAGAGAAAAACTTACTGGTTTACTTTCGGCGCAACCCGAAAAGTCCCCGGCCCAACAAAACCCACCACCACAGGGCCAACCGCCACAAACTTTAACGCAGGACATGAAGCAACCGCCGAGTACCGAGGAACGGACTTTGACAGAAGAGGAAAAAGAAGCCCTCGTTATCAAGATGCTTCAGGGAGAAAAACCGGGCGCGTAGCGCTCACTAACCAGGAACCCAAAGTTTGAAGTTGAGCAAAGCTCAGCGGCCCAATGAGATCGAGAAAGCGGCCACGACTTCGCAGCGGGGAACCGTTACGAGGAAAAAATGGCAACAAATCTAGATCTCACAGCTTTTGATTATGCACTAAAAACCCTTTACGACGACGGCAAGGTATTAGAGGGCGTCGCAAAGCACAACGTCGCTTACGGTCGGTTCAAGAAAAAAATGGGCTGGTACGGCAACGGCAAAATCCGTTACCCGATGCTCTATGCTCCGATGACCGGGCGATCCAATTCTTTCACCCACGCCAAGGGCAACCGCAACCCGAGCAAGGGGAAACAATTCGAGGTTTCAAGAAAGCACGATTACGCCGTAGGCGCGATCGATACCGAGACTTACCTTGCATCGCAGGGGAACGCGGGTGCCTTCATGGAGGCGATGAAAACCGAAGGCGATTCGGCACTATTGGCGCTCAATCGCTCTCTCGGGATCCGCATGTTCGGCAACGGCTCGGGCAAAATCGGAACCGTTGACACCCCGACGGCAAGCACTACGTTAACCCTCGAAAACGCCGACGACATCACCAACTTCGAGGTCGGAATGGAGCTGGTTTTCGCGGCTGACGAAGCCTCGGCGCTTCGCGATAGCGGAGAGTCGTTGACGGTCAGCGCGATCGATCGCGACGCCGGGACCATGACGGTTTCCGCGAATGTTTCGACGATCTCGGGAATTACCGACGGCGACGCGATTTTCGTTGAAGGGGATTATGACAGCGCAAGCGATCGTAACCTCGTTCAAGGTCTTGGCGCGTGGATTCCGACAACGGCGCCGACTTCCGGTGATTCCGTTTTCGGCTCTGACGCCGATCGTTCCGCTGACGTGTC